CGGGTTCGACATAGTCGAGATGGTGACGCATGGTGATTCTCCTTTCGTTGCTTTTTATAAGCTCACTGACACGGTGTCAGTGAGCGGATTGGGGTGAGCCGCACCCCAGACGGTTACATCATTCAGTCAGAGCAGCCCGTCGGGAATCTCGACGGTGTCGCCCAGCTTCGAGGCGACGAGGCAGCGCATGGCTGCGATCAAGGGCGTGGGGCCGTGCCCTCGGTGACGCTGGGGGTGCTTCGCGTCCCACGAGTTGGGCGTCCAGCAGGTGGTGTGAATGCACCCCACGGCGATGCACTCGCGCTCGATGATCGGGCCACCTTGTGCCCAGTTGGTGGAGAACTCGCAGCGCAACAAGTCGGTATGCCCAAGCACACTACGCTGGACTACCGGTGACCCGTCGTGCCATGTCAACAAATCGGAAGGCAGCTTCTCGATACTCCCCACCGCCCAGTCGAGGGCGGCATTGGTCAGGTCAGCAGTCTTGATCAGCATCATTACTCTCCTCGGTAGTGGGACACGAAGAACTTGCCGATGCGGCCGCACCGGTCGGGGGACTGGATCGAGCGCTCTTCCGAGCACAGGTTCATCTCCTGCACACCAAATACCCAGTCCACGGTGTGGACAGTACGAGTGCAACGGGGTGGAGTGCGGCTGTTGTGAGCGTTGTGCGGGGGCTGGCGTCCTATGTACGCGAAGTGAGCGCAGTTGACGCAGTAACGCCCGGGGGCGGGCATGGGCAGGGGCAGCGGTTGCTGTTCATTCATGGTCGTTCTCCTTGGTTGTGGGTACTGCGGGGTTGGCGCGCCACTGGGCGAGCCGAGCTTCCATCTCCTTTGGGGTTGTGCGAAAGGGTTTGATGCCAGCGCGGTGGTCGGCCCAGCGCTGGGAGGTTTTCTTGCGTGCGGCCTTGCCTATCTTTTCGAGAGCCGCAGCTTTGGTCGCTGCGAGCTGAGCGCGCAGCTGCGTGGCGAGCGGAGGGCTGATCTCAAGGCGGGCCTCGGCGTTGTTGATACGCTTGCCGGTTTTGTCTTCAGTCAACCAAGCGAGGCGGCACGGGCGGCATTTATCGCCTTGCACCTGTGCGATGCGGGCGCCGGGACGCGAGCGGGATGTGTAGCGGAAAAGGCGCACGGTGTGCGTTTTGCCGCAGCGAGCGCAGGTCTGGTGGGTGGGAAAAACCACTTTGTCGGGCATCCGGGCCTCCGTTTTATTGACTGCAGTGGAGAAATGTCCACTTTGCGTCCACCAAAACCCACTTTGTCCACTTGATGTCAAAGTTTTTGGATTTTGAAAAGCGCAATGGAATCAACGCTGTGCATTTTTGTGGGCAAGCAAACCCACCGTTTGCAGGACAAAAGAGAAGGGAAGAACAAAAAGAAAAAAGAAAAAGAAAAAGAAAGTCCAGCAGCGGCTGTATATATATTTGGGAAACTAAAAGTATGTATATATATGGGAACGCTGGACTGGTGGACTGTGCCCGCTTGATTTCATTGGGGATTTTGTTGTCGAAGACGCCCCGTGTCAAGTGGACGCAGTGGACAAATGTCCACTTTTCGGAAAAAGGGTACTTTTGCAATAAGAAGTTTGCGTAAGTCCCAGTTGGACGGATAGACCTCACTGACAATGTGTCAGTGAGGTCAGATAGCTTCGCGCGCAAGGCGTAGGGGTGCGAACGCACCCCATTCACGCGTGTCAGTTGAGGGCGCGGCGCGTCGCTTTGAAAGACACCGAGGGCGGCGTGGTTTGAGGCCACACGAAGTGCGCCTCTTGCGGACGGACACCCGAGACGAAGGCGAGCGCCCCCGCAGGCAGCGGGGTGCGCGGCCCGGTCGAGTAGGTGATGACGAAGCGGTGCTGCTGGACGCGTTTGAAGGTCATGTCAGTACCCCTTGGTGATGAGGATGGCGCCCCAGATGAGGGCGATGCCACAGAGCTGGAGCGGAGCGCTCCACTGGGCGCCGATCATGGCGCTCAAGAAGCCGGTACACGCAAGGGCAAAGCCCAGCGTGCCAGCGATGACAGCGAGGGTGTTACGCATGGTGTTGTTCTCCAAAGGATGCGTCGTCCCCCGAGGCGAGTGCGTACGCCTCCGAGATGAAGCCGACGAGGTCTTCCTCATCTGCTTCGCCGTTCATGACGGCTTCGTACGCTTTGCCCAAAATGCGGGCGACTGCGTTAAGTCGGTCAGTCGTGTTCATGATGATTCTCCTTGGTTGCTCGCTGACAAAATGTCAGTGAGGGGCAATGCAGCCCCCGCTGTACACCCTTGCGGATGCACAGCGAGCGAGCACTACGCGAGCCGCGCCTCGTGGCGCTTGAGCGCCGCCTCGTACCTACGCTGGCGCTTGAGCCAGCCCCGCGCCTCGTTGGCGCATTCCTCGACTTCGGCCATGCACTCCTGTGCCTTGTCGGCTCGCCCCTCCTCCTCCCAGAACGCAACATGGGGGAGGAATTCCTTCGCCATGTTGTCCCACCATTGGGCCTGCTCCGCCGCGTAGCGGGCCTTGTTTTCAAGACGACTCATGGTCGTTTCTCCTTCGTTGCTCGCTGACAATGTGTCAGTGAGGGGCAATGCAGCCCCCGCTGTACACCCTTGCGGATGCACAGCGAGCGAGCACTGTTGCTAGCACATACCGAACGCGGCGTACCGGCGCGCGGCGCGCCGATGCCACGCGGCCTTGCGCTCGTGCTTTGCCTGATGCTCTCGGCAGCTTTGGGCGTCGCCATCTTCCCCCGCTTCTTCCCAGTATTGCGCCCAGTCCGCCCAGCTCTTTGCTGACTCGTCGGTTAGCCGCGCCATGTGGCCGTGATGCCCAGCTCGCCATGCGGCGTGCCCTTGGGTTTCGACGGCGGGCAGGTATCCTTTGTATTTCATGATGGTTCTCCGTTCGTTGCTCGCTGACAAAATGTCAGTGAGTGGTGGGGGCATTCGCGCTGCCCCCTTCGCGCTCGGGCCGCGAGGCCCGAAAGAGTGTCAAAGCCCAGCGAGAATCTCGCGGGCCTTGCGACGCTGGTAGGGCGTCATGCCCTTCAGCTGCTTCTCCACATACTTGCGAAGCGACTCGACCGGGTCAGTGTTGCCCGCCTTTTCCTTCGGCTTGGTGTCAGCGCCACCGAAGATCACATCGCGCAAACGCATCAGCCTGCGATAGGCGGCGCTGCTCGAGCCGCCAGCGAGCGTCATATCCCCGGCCTTTGCGCCGGGACGATTGGACTTCACGACCTCGTCGTTGTACTTCTTCGCCGCCCACTCCAAAGCGAGCGGGCGCGCTGTGGGCCAGTCGCCGATGCCCAGCTCCATCAGGCGGGCGGCGAAGCCCACATCGCTCTCGTCCGCCTCATCGAACACGGCGAACGCCGCGACTTTGATCTGCTTGAGTTGCATGGTGATGCTCCATCGAAGCTCACTGACACGGTGTCAGTGAGCTGGTTAGGCGACGAGCGGTTGCCCGTCGCCGCGTCGTTGCAGGGGAGCGACCCCGGCGATCCGACACCAATAAGTATAGAAAAGTGGTTTATTGGAAAGTCGAAGAAACGGCGCAGCGTGGTCGCTTGGCGCACCCCACCACACCCCCACCGACCGACTTCGGAGCGTCGCTGCGGGGCTGGCCATGAACACTGTTTCGCAAATACACCGCACATTTTTGTCAACCCATGTAAAAAATTTTACAAAAATCCGTGTACGTTTCTGTCTAATTTTTGACAACACCCACGAAAAAAATCCCCCGGAGGGGGACTCACGGGGGATGAAGGTGTGTCGTTCAACACAACGAAGGAGAGCCTGTAGTGTACACTGTTCGTAACGCAAGAACAAGCGCACCGAAATGTTCGAGACACTCCTCACGGCCAACGCGGCCGATTACATCCCCGACTTCGCAGACGTAGCTGACTTCACGCCCGACGAAAAGCTGGGCGGTGCCGCCATCGTTGACGGCAAAGTCAACACCACCGAGTGGCTGAAGTCCTTGGGCGTCGACGACTCGGCCTCTCAAAGCCAAGCCGAAAAGGAAATAGCCGCCCGGGCGGCGCAAGAAGCCTTCACCTCGCTCACCGCACCACTGGACACCGACACCCAACGCCACGCTTTGGCAAAGGTAGCGGTCCCGGAGGCTGTGAAACACCTCGTGGGCATGCTCACAGCATACGACTGGGCCTTCGTCGACCAAGCCAAGGAGCTTCGCGGGTACTGCATCGCCGCTCTGTTGGAAGAGTCCAAGCACCCTGATGCCAAAATCCGCCTCAAGTCCATCGAGCTGCTTGGAAAAGTGACGGAAGTCGCCCTCTTCACGGAGCGGGTCGAAGTCAAGAAGGTCGAAATGACCGACGACGAGCTGGAAGAACAGCTGCGCCAACGCATGGAGCGCTATTACTCCCTCGCCAAGACGGTCGAAGGGGTCGAAATCCTCGAACCGCTGCCCGAAGAAGTTGATGACGACGCCCAATCGTGACCAGAAGGAGTCGATGCTCAGCTTGCTTGATGAGAAAATCAAGCGACTGGAGCTGACAGCCGCCCGTCAGAACCTTTTGACCTTCGCCAACCGCGTGTATCCGGGTTATTCCGTGGGTGCGCACCACAAGGTGATGGCCAAACTGTTCAAGGACATCGCAGAAGGGCGCAAAAAGCGGATCATCATCAACATTGCGCCTCGTCACGGCAAGTCTGAACTCACCTCCTACCTCCTTCCCGCTTGGTATCTGGGCCTGAACCCCACGCACCAGATCATCATGGCCACGCACACCGCCTCGCTATCCGAGGACTTCGGTGGTCGGGTCAGAAACCTGATCGCTTCCGACGAGTACGCGGAGATTTTCCCGGACACACGCTTGGCCGAGGACAAAAAAGGGGCTGGGAGCTGGAATACGAGCAAGGGTGGGAAGTATTACGCGGTTGGTGTGGGGGGCGCGCTGGCTGGGCGGGGTGCAAACCTCTTGGTGATCGACGACCCGCACTCTGAACAGGACCTGAAGAGCGGTTCCAAGCTCCCGTTTGAGCAGGCATGGAGCTGGTATCAGACGGGCCCCCGCCAGCGCTTGATGTGGGGCGGCGCAGTGATCGTGGTGATGACCCGGTGGGGGCAGTTGGACCTTACCGCCAAGCTCATTGACTACCAGACGCGCAATCCCGACGCGGATCAGTGGGAGGTGGTCGAGTTTCCGGCCATTTTGCCCTCTGGCAGGGCGCTTTGGCCTGAAAAATGGTCCCTTGAAGAACTTCTTCGCACAAAAGCCTCGCTAGACCCCCGGTTCTGGAACGCCCAGTACCAGCAGGAGCCCACTTCTGACAGCGTCGCGCTTATCAAGCGGGAGAACTGGCGCGTTTGGGAGGCTGAGCGCCCGCCGCAGTGCGAGTTCATCATCCAGTCGTGGGATACGGCGTACGAGAAGAAGACCTCCGCTGACTACAGCGCTTGCACGGTCTGGGGCGTGTTCTACAACGAGGAAGAGAAGATGGAGCCCCAGCTCATCATGCTCGACGCGTTCAAGGACCGGATGGAGTTCCCTACGCTCAAGGAGCGGGCCCGGGAGACGTACTACGAGTGGGACCCGGAGAGTAACTACGTCGAGGTGCTGGTTGAAAAGAAGGCCGCTGGCGCGCCTCTACTGCAGGAGTTGCGCCGCATGGGGGTGCCCGTACGGGACTTCACGCCCAGCCGGGGGAACGACAAGACCGTCCGGGTGAATGCGGTAACGCCTCTCTTTGCCAGTGGTAAAGTGTGGGCGCCTGACACACGCTGGGCGCGTGAGGTAGTCGAGGAGGTGGCAGCGTTCCCGGTCGGTGAGCATGATGACTACGTGGACACGGTCACCCAAGCGCTGTTGCGCTTCAGGCAGGGGAATTTCGTGAGCACTGACGTGGACGAGAAGGACACCCCCGCCCTTTTCCGCCGTCGCAGGCACGCTGGTTACTACTAGGAGAATCAGATGGAAGGCGGGAAAGTCGAAGTTGACCTGAGTGTCTTCAAGGCGCAAGCGCGTGCGGAACTCGCACGGCTGGAGGCGCAGAGCCCCGCCAAGGATGTGGCGGGCCGTGCCATCGGCAAGCATGGGCTGGCGTATATCACCATCATAGTAGTGCTGGGCGTGGGCGCGTCGATTGTGCTGGAGGAGTCCAAGATGGCTGCGGTCATGGGGCTGCTTGGCGCTGCGCTCACTGCTCTCATCAGCATGTTGAACGGCATCGCAGGAGCGAGCCCGAAGCAGGAGAAGCCTGAGTTTGAGGTCATCCGCAACCTGATCGACAAACTGGACAAGCTCGACCGGGAAGAACTGCCGATGCGGGTGGATGTGGTGGACGGCAAGGTCACCGTGACCAAGGGTGCCGACACCGTGACTGCGGAGGGTAAGTGATGGAGTGGCTCAAGCAGATTGCACCGACCGTTGCTACCGCCCTTGGCGGGCCGCTGGCGGGTGTTGCCGTGGAGGCGCTCAGTAAGGCCCTCGGCGTCGAGCCCGATCAAGCCAAGCAGCTTGTCGAGGAAGGCAAGATGACCTCCGATCAGCTTGCTCAGGTAAAGCTGGCTGAGATCGAACTGCAGAAGCAGCAGGAGGCGTTGGGGCTCAACTTCGAG